TCATTTTGAAAAATCTTTACTTTAATCTTTTTTCTTTTCGCCTTTTTGTGTCCAGATTATTGACTATGGTCCAACCTTAATTTTAGAAATTGTTGAACCCTCTGCAAATTTAGAATGATTTCCGTCAGGAAGTTTAACAGGATAATTCTTTCCTGCTGCACCAACACTTCTACCTATTACTTCATCTGTCTTTATTATACCACTTCCACCTGATTTGTCAACAGATTTACCAGTTAATTCTTCAAATTTTTCTACACTCATCAAAGTATATTCAAGGAAACATCTGCAACGGCAGTCATTTCGTGCCGTACCGCTAGTAGATGGACATTCTGCATATACATTTGGCTCAAGCTGGAATTTATCACCAACCTGTATTATAACACCCTCCATTTTCTGATGATTAGCACCATTACGGCTAATTGAAGTTTTCCAGCCTGATTTAGTACGATACCTGTGCTGAGGACGTACACGCTCATCTTTCATTGTACGCCACGCAGCAGTATAAACAAGTCCTGAACCGTCAAGGGAATCTGATATGTCTTTTGCACAGTCCATAAAGCCGCTTTCGGTTACTCTGTGCGTTTCAGTACGTACAATATTAGTCGCTTTACCATAGCTTATATCAAGTCTCTCAGCTACTTTTTTGGCAGTTGTCTCATATCTGTCACCGTTCATCAATCCTATATTGACCTGCTGCTTGATATCGTAAATTACCTCTTTACGATTTTTCTCAAGAATATCAGGCAATGTCAAACCGCTTACCGGATTCTCTATTGCCCTTTTCATAACCTCAGGGCGTATGCTCAAATCTTTCAGATAATTCAACGCTGATTTTGTATCTTTTGCTTTCAATACTGACTCTGACATTCCCTTATAACAAGCTGTATATGTATCTTCAACCGTGTTTTTTATAAGTGCTACTATCTCTGGAGTTAAATTGTTAACATGTGATTCAATTTCCTCTAAGAATTTTGCATATCGACTTTTTTCCTGAAGCATTGCAACTGTTAAAATGCCGTCCTTTGAATACTTCAAATATTCGTCTGCAAGAAAATGATTAAGTTCTTTTAATAACTGCTTATAAATCTTTCGTATTTTCTTTTCGGTAAGCACTTCACGGCTTTGCTCTATTCGCCGTATCTCATGAAGCAAATCATTTAGACTTTGTTCCGCCTTCGGCATATCTGCCCCTCCTTATTATGTGCTTATATTATCGGCAACATCTTCAGGCGTAACCTCCGTTAATGGCAGTATACCGTCCTTTTCTTTTTCAATCATCTGCATAACATAATCAACATCATCAACAAATGACAACTGACTGTAGGCAACTTCCTTCGGAAGTCCTGCTGCAATAAGAGCTTGTACTGTCTGCGCTTCATTAGCAAGGTCAAGCGGAAAGTTCCTATTGAAATCCATAGTTACTTGAAGCGGATCAATTTCTTTCCCCTTTTTTATCCATGCAGATGCAAGCAGTTTCCACATAAATTGTGCTGCATTCATCATCTGTGCCTGAAACATACCGCACTTTATTTCCAAACCGTGTAACTTGAATTTAAGACTTACACCGCTTGCATTACCAAAACTCTCATCACCAAGATTAGGCGTTTTACTGAAACGGTAAATATTATCTTCCAAGCGTTCAAGATGATGCTCTGTAAAAGCGTCGTTTATATCTTTGGTCAGGAAATAAACCTTGCCCTGCTGAGTTCCGGTGCTTCTGAAATTAAAAGAACCGTTTTTTTGTCCATCTCTTATAGTGTCCTCATCAATATTGAGATTTTCAAAAATCATATAAGCATGTACAAAGCTTTCTACCTCATTTGAGTTATCAGATAAAACCTTATCATAATCGTCAATTAAAGCCAACACCTTTTCGGCATCGCCTATCATTTCCTTATTGTTAGGAATACCTTGCAGCGGACAATAATCAAACATATGAGGTTTTTTTTCAACTTCTGTAAGCTGCGTTAAATGACCGGTATATGCCGTTACGTAAGTATCATCATAAAATTCAACAGTCCACACCTTACAGCCGTTAATATCAAGCGTGTAAAAATACCTGACAGCGTATTCAGGTTCTGATATATCTTTTGTGGATAAAATAATCGCCTCATATCCGTGTACGGGCATAACACGTTCTTCACCGCCCGTATCAATATAAAAAAGTCTGCCTGCATATCCATATATGCTAGCAAACTTTGTCACTTCCATATCAACGCCATACATATTATTTCGTGTGGTGAAATCCGTTATTAACTTTGCAGCTTCGTCAACACCGTCAGCTCCGCCGCTTGTTTCTTCCGATTCTTCACTTTTGCTGTAACCGTATGTAATAGGTTTCCCTGCAAAGTATCCGGTTTTAAAATCAATAATCTCACTAAAAAAGTCATTATTGATTTTATTATTGATTGGGTTCGATTCATCAAACCTAGGATTTCGCCTCATAATAGGTACTGATTCATCAATCGTCATATACCGTTCATAAAGCTTTCTGTTATATGCTGCGTTCTGCTTATGTTTATTGATAATTTTATATAATAATTCAAGCGTAAATCCGTTTTTTGTAAGTTCTCTGCATTCCGCCGAATAATCCGGATAAAGTGTTCTAATATTTCTGCTCATTTTTTCCTGCCTTTCTTTCTAGGCTTATAATTTGGTAGCTTTCTGTCAAGAAACATCCTGTTATTGTCAAGCAAAGTCATACCGCATTTAATACACACCTTGCAATCGCCTATTCGTACAACTTCGTGATTACACATACTACAATCTCACTCCTGCCATTGCTTCTGCCGATAACATTTCATCTTCTATAGCATATCTCAAGGCATCGAGCAAATGGTTGTTTGCATCAACAGGCTTTGCCATTGCGTTACCGTATTTATCTTCTTTCCAGTGATATTGTTCAATCTCATTCTTAAAATTCTGACAGCTTTCATGTATAATAATTTCATATCCCTGTAAGTAACGAATGCCCCTGTTGATACTATCTGCTCCTTTAACAGCAGGAATAGCATTAATACCATTTAACGATAAATAGTCAATGGTCTTGGGTTCTGCACTGTCGCATGTCACAATACCGTTTCCGAAAAATTCTTTACACACTCTGACAAGTTCATCATCGCCCATTCCTGCTTGATACCATTCATCAAAAACATACAGTTTTTTATGTTTTTTGTCCAAATGAATTTTTATCAGTGCATTAGGGTCTGAAGAATAGCCAAAGTCAATACCGTTGTAAATATGATCAAACTGCGGTATTAAATTACTTAAATCCTCAACATGCCAATTCTTAAAAATAACATGCCCTAATACTCCCCAATTGCCATAAGTATAAACGTTTCTGAAATATTCATCGCTTTCATTTTCCAGGCTGTAAATATCATCAGGAGTAAGAAACTTATTATCTTTATAGGTTGTCTTTAAAATCGACAGTTCATTGTCTTTATAAACGGTTTTATTGTCCTGCCAATTTTTAAAAAAATCCTGATATATCCAATGCGTCTTTAAAATCGGATTAAAGGACAATGTTATTGATTTTTTAAAGGGAGAATATCCTCTTAGACGTTTCTTAAGCTGTAAATACGCTTCTCTCTTTACCTCTGTTGCCTCCTCTATCCAGATTCTTTCAAGTACGCCATTGGCTGGAGTAATTGATTTAAGCTTTTCAACGTCGTCAAGTCCTGCAAATAATATTTGTTTGCCGTTGTCTTTGCAGGTAATCACCATATCTGACTTATTGATTGAATAAAGATGACTAACACCGTATGCTGAAATAGCCTTTTTTATTTCATTGAAAAGTGAATTACGTATCGTTTTGCCGATATTTCTAGTAAGCAGCCAATTAACACCGTTTAAGTTATCCATTACCACACGTTGTGCCAAAAAGAAGCTTTTACCGCTCGATGAACCGCCGTAATATATTTGCGTCATTCTTTCCTCTTTAAGAAAAGGGATATATACGTCATTTACATAAATCATTTTATCCATAATTAATCCTCTTCCTGCGACTCTTCTCTTTGTGATGCCGGAATAATATTGAATATGATTTCACTGTTCTCATTCGATTCTTCTTTACGTTCACTGAACATGCCCAGATGTTTACCGAGGAGTTCTAGGGCTTTGATTTTTTCTTTACCGGAAATATCTGCTTCCGCAAGAGCAATCTTTTTAAGTTCCTTCAAAACCGTGTCAGCATTAATTCCTGTGCGCTCAGACTGCTTTTTTCTAAGTTCTTTTAAATACGCCAAAACGTTATTTTTCGTAATAAGCTGACGTCCTATTTCAGCATTTTTATACCCTGCTCGAGTAGCTGCTTGCGTTGCGTTTAAGTCGATGAGGTACTCCTCACAAAAACGCTTTTGTTTTTCGGTTAGTTTTGTTTGTTTCGGCATTACCTCACCGTCCTTTCGTTTGGGTATAAGAAAAGCACCTCCGGGGAGATGCTTAGTTGTTATTCTGAATCATTATTTTCAATAATTGACTTTTCTAAAAACTTATATGGCATTCTTATATTATTAATTAATCCTATTTTAAAAAATATTTTATCTGTAAGTTCTATAAATTCTATAAATCTAGATATTTTATTATCTTCGCCAGAATAACCGATACTTTCAATTACTTGTGTTCGTAAAAAAGACCATTCTGACAACATTCTACGTGGAATTTTATCAATATTTGTTCTGGAGTTCATTACCATTTCAAGATATTTGATAGGTAATAATTTTTCAGGGTCCCTTAAAATAATTTGTTGAGATCTTAATAAATCCAACATTTCTTCCATTATTTCATTTTGATTACTTGATTCTTTCTGTGGATAATTTGATATATCATCTTCAATTGATTTTAACTCTTTGTCTATTTTAGGCCAGGAAAGTTCAAACATTTTTTCTAGCCTAGTTTCTTCTAAACCTTTTTCTCCCAAACCTTTATTCATAGTTTTAAATAGTTTAAAAATATCATCTCTATCAACATTTGTCATTTGAAATTGCAAAATTGGGCTATTTGATATCTCTGAAGGTTTCAAATCAAATAAAAAGGGACATACTTTAACCTTATCCAATGCTTTAGACAATGCACCTGCCTCAAAGTTAAGCCATTGTGATTCTAAATTATCTTTAGTTACACATAATATACCAAAATCCGCATCTGATAATTCTTTAGCAATATCAGAACTCCATCTTGCACCCTTATCAATATCTTCTGTAGAAAAATAAGGTTGGATATCTTGAATGACACAAGGTATCCAATCCTTTAATATTTTGGCTACCTTTAAACTTTTATCTCCAGACCAACTAATAAAAACTTTCATTTTATCACCAACCAACATCATACTTTACTCCTATATTAACATATTTTTCCAATAAAGTCAATAATTATTATAAATATTATATTATATGTTTATTTTTATATTTATAACAATTATTTTTGCTGAAAATACCAACTACCGCTCTATTTGACGGTGGTGTTATATTTATACTGCCGGTTTTACCGTTTCGGACGTATCCTAATCAGGCTAAATAGTTGCAACCGGAAACTACTCTAATGCTTGGCGCAGTCTGCCGGAGTTGCACCGACTGAAACTACTGACTGCATAACAGCCGTCTAAGTTTCAACGGCTGTAGTCAAGGAATAAAACAATGTAGAAGAGAGGTTAGAAACAGGACGGTGCTGCTTTCGCCCTGTTTCTATAGTACTATAATATCATATTTTATTACTGAATAAAAGGGTAAAAAGTGTAATAAAGTAACATATAATTTATTTGTTTTGTATTATTTTTGCAAAATTAGATAAAGCCCTATCATGAAGCACTCCTTTTGTGTAATCATATTCCTTGTTTATATGTTCTGCTACTTCTTGCCACGTCATGTTTGATATGTATTTATCAATCAATAATGCTGCGTATAGCTTATTTGGCATTTTATGTATATTTGTATCGTAATCTCAACTTTTAGTTGCTCAGACTCTTTCATCATTTCTAAAGCCCTTGTAGCGTAGTCAACCATCTCAGCCACATTCAAGCCTACTTTATCGGATACATCACCATTATGTTGCGCTGGCAAATCAGAAAAAACACTCGTAATCTTAGTTGCACGTTCACGGCATTTTTGTATAGATATGTTTAAACTATCTATTTCCAAATCAATATTATTTGCTCTCGTCAAATATTCCTTAGCAGTCAAACCTCTCACTCCTCCTAATTCTCCATTCTTTTAGCTTGATATTCTCCATAGTTTACGGTATTTCGGGCAATATCGTTAATTCTTTTCATGCTATTTGACCTCGACCGTTTGACTTCATTTGCAGGAGATATGTATTCACCTGAATTTCTGATATTTCGCATATATTCACGTCTATTTTTGCGATGCCGTTCTTTGGCGCACTCGGTACAATATTTTTTAGAACTGCCTGAATTCGG